TGCCGAGTTGATCGTGATGTCATCAACCAGAAGTTGGTCAATCTTATTGTTGGCATCCGTGATAATTGCACTACCTGCTTTGACCTGTCCTTTCGGATGGTCCATCATGTCAGTGTAATACTTACCACCTAGTATATGGACAGCATTTGCATATCCATTTGACTTATTACCTTCGGCACCAATAAAGAGTCTTTGGCCACCATCGGAATCACCAGAAACATAGCTATAACCTAACTCACCATTCTTAAGAATATTTGATTCAGGCGTAATGGATGCCGTAGTTGCACTGATCTTAATAATAATATTGCTTGAGCCAGTGGAATAGCCAGCATAAGGGCTACCACCTTCGTAGGTAGAGGACCTATTTCTATAGACGGCCATTAGAACGTGCCTCCATAGATAGTGATACCAGTTAGGTCAGCACGTGGTTCATACTTTGTGGTATCTTCATTGTACTGTAAAAGAACACCAGGACCGATGTTTGCAGGTTCATCCTCAACGTTGATAAGATCTTCAATACCTTGAGCCTGTGCACCGGTAACTTTTCTTACCGGAACACCTAAGGTAATCTTTTTTACAATTGTTCTTTGAGCATTTGCCATTTTAAGTCACCGATGGGTTAACGCGTATCTTTCCTTCAAGAATTCGTTCGATAACAGTTGAATCATTGCTATCAACAAACGAAATCTGTACATCATAAACATAGTTACCTACTTTAAGAGCGTCTGTTTGAGTATTTGTCAAGGAAAGAGTTACGATTCCATCGGTTGCCGGAGAACTAATGGCCACGGCAAAGTCAGTGGTATCATCTGAATCTGAATTGAAATTTCTTTTCATCTTGGCAGCAGCGCTATAATCAGTCAGATTCTTTTTATTGCCTAGGTAATCAACCAACTCTAGTTGAATAGCAACATCTGACCCCTTATCAAAGGTAAATTTTTCGTATTCTGCCATTTGACCAATCCGATACTAAGTAACTCGACATTATGTTCTTACACTTTATTTATATAAATAATTAATTCGAAAAGAATGAAAGTATTAATTCATGAATAAAAAATATTTGGTTGCAAGTGGGTGTAGTTGGACAGATCATTATTTTACATCTGACTATCACCGTGACCTGGACACCTCGTGGGATAAATGGCCAACCATCCTGGCTAATAAATTAGATATGGAGGTTATTAATCTAGGAAGCATGGGGTCAGGCAATGAAGGAATATATTCTAGGGTAAGTGATTTCATATCAGAAACTCCAAAGGAGAAAATAGGGTTGGTAATAGTTGCGTGGTCTGGCGCGGCTAGAAGAGATTGGGAATTAATTGGCCACCGTAAAAAATGGGCTAGAGGAGTTCTAAATTCACCTGACTCAATATACAAAAAGTACATAACAAGTTGGGTAAGCGAAATAGTTGATTCCAAAGGTGATTCATATTATTTTATGAGAAGATCGATACGAAATTTTTATGCTTTGCAAGTATTGTGTGAAAGATATAATATTCCATATAAACAAATCTGTGCTTTAGATCCCATAGGCGCGTATCAATACACTAAGTTTAGTTTTGATACCCATCATATTGATGTGATGAACCACTTTTTTACAAGCAGTCAATTTGAAGAAATAAATAAAGATAATTTTATAGGCTGGCCTATTTTTGAATACATGGGAGGCTTTTGTCTAAATGATATACTGAAACAGAACCGGCCTAAATATGCAATTTCATTAGAAGATCTTCATCCAAATGCGCTCGGACAACAGTTAATAGCAGATATCATATATGAAAATCTTTAGTATAGCCCTTAATATGCATGACCACAATACTTATGATGGGACATGGCATAATCAAATTGAAAGATTCAGTAGAAGAAAACATAATATTCCGTGGCATCAACATGTCTATCCCCACCACTCCGAATTAACAAGGATGAATATTACAGATAATAGATATGCTGTAAAATTTTATAATGAATATTGGAAACCAGAGAATCATGAATTATTTGCATTCAGTAATTCTAATGAAGGATTAGAACTATTAAGATCCGCTGATATAGACATTACCAGACAATTTTTAGAATTTAAGCCTAAAAATTTATGGGATTATCATAGACATAAAAACATATACTACATAGATCATCATCAGTCCCATGCGGCATATGCATTTTTGTCATCCGAATATGATGAGTCTGATATTTTGGCTATTGATGGTGAAGGTTCGAACTTTAACTGTGTGTTTTTTGATAAAGATGGTAACATTACAGATTTGTCACATAAAATGGGAATAGGAATACTTTGGAATTACTTTTCTAAAAAATTAGGATTTGGTTCAATGGGTGCTGGAAAACTTATGGGACTTTCTGCCTATGGAAAATATTGTTCTGAATTTCATACTATAATTAATTACTATTCAAATAACGAATTTAATTTTCCAAAATTCAACATCGAAGATTTTAGTCATGAAGACATAGCATATACACTACAATATGCTACTCAAGAATTAATAAACACCCATGTCCTACCTTTAAAGTCCTGTGATAATATTTGTATTGCGGGAGGAGTGGCATATAATGGCTATGTCAACGAAGAGTTTACTAAACATTACACTGGAGTGCACGTGCCTCCTGCTCCAGGTGATGAAGGTCAAGCTTTAGGAAATTACATGCATGCCGAATATACAATTAATAAAAATGTACATATTCCTGATGTATATAGTGGAAAAGAATATCACTTTGATGAAGGTACACCAATCAATCACCGTGAGGTTGCTATGGCAATATATGAGGGAAAAATTATAGGATGGTTTAATGGTAAATCAGAATCCGGTAATAGAGCCTTAGGCAATAGAAGTATACTTGCTGATCCTCGCAATCCTAATATAAAAGATATTATTAATAGTACAATAAAATACAGAGAAGATTTTAGACCATTTGCCCCGGCTGTGTTGGAACATCACTATCAATATTGGTTTAACACAAATCAACCAAGTCCTTACATGTCAAGAATAATGCAGGTAAAATCTGATCGTATACCTGGTGTAACTCATGTTGATGGTTCTTCTAGAATACAAACCGTAAACCATAAACAAAATAAAGATTTTTATAGAGTGATTGAAGAATTTTATCAGTTAACTGGAGTGCCTATGGTCCTTAACACAAGTTTTAATTGTAAAGAACCTATGGTTGAATCTCCTAAAGATGCTATCTTAACATACAATGATACAGAATTAGATATGTTGATAATTAATGGTCGTAGTGTGTCTAAAGCAGGGTAAATCACTTCCAGAAATCATTCATGTAAGCTGTTTCTAGATCTTTTCTTAGCTTATTAAGATCTTTTAGTGCTCTATTTTCAGCTATAAAATAATTTTTCCTTTTTTCTTTTGATGTCATTTTTTCAAATGATTCAAAATCAATCAAATATAGCTTTTCGGTATTATCCTCAACAATAAAGTTTTCAAGAAGAAGATCATGAAATCCCCATTCCTTATCATTATCAACCAGATTTTCATATATGATTTTTTTGTGATTCATAAAGGATATAGGATTTAATTGAGTTCCTTTAATGAATTCTATGTGGTATACTATTTCGTATTTAGTAACTTCATATGAGAAATGAGGTATGTGTACTTTATCAAAGTCAAAACTTTGAAGAGTACTGTATTTTTCGTCAATCAAATCTTTATTAAGTTTGATTGGAAATCTTACGGTTTTAATCAATGTAAAAGATGATCGATCACCGTTATCTACTTCATCAAATCTACTATACCATTTCATATGAATATATATTACATGAACATTATATTATTGAAACATGGAAAAAAGTATACTGCAAATGATGTCAATCGACAAGCAGAAAAATTAATGCATTATACGGATTATCCTATTTTTTGTTTTACAGATGATACAAAAGATGTTATAATAGACTGTGTATCATTACCCAAAAAACCAAAACTAATGAAATGGTGGAATAAGCTTCACGTATATAGAAACGATTTTGTTTTATCAGGCAAATGTGTTATGGTTGATTTAGATATAGACATTATTAAAAATCCTTTTCCTTACATTGAGAATATAGATTGGAGAATACCTCATTTTATTCATGATCACTGGAAAAAAGATTTGTCATATCAGCCACATGCGTATGAGACCGAGATTAATAGCTCTATCATGGCATGGACAGCCCATCGTAATACAGAGTATTGGTGGTGGTTTGAGCAAAATATAGACTATAACACTCGAAAATATGCCGGTGTTGATAGATATATCTGGGATAAGAAATTTAACTATGGAACATTTGATAATGAAATACATTCAACCATCATTCTTTGAAAATAAAGTCTTACCTCTACTAAGCTTTCTTTACACGGATACAATGTATGGAAATCAGTATGATTTCTATAGAATTAAAGATGTATTAGATCAATTTTCATCAGGACAATTTATATGTAAACAATGGGCGGTTGATGAGGTACAGCAATTTATTGAGCCAGAAGATACTATTGCTGTTATTGGTGGATGGTATGGATTGATGTCCCATATGTTAGCCGAATCTGGATTTACAGATACAATATTTGATTATGAAATAGATGAGGCCTGCATAAACCTACATGGACATCTTAAGGTGCATGATAATGTGTTTATTTGTCATAAAGATGGATTTGATACATGTATTATGCACGGGTTAAAGGAAAAGATTATTATATGCACTGCCTGCGAACATATTGATGAGGAGGATTTATATGACTATATGTCTATGAAAAATCCTTATGCTAAAGTCTTATTGCAATCAAATAATATGTTTGACATTGATAGTCATGTCAATTGTCATAGCAGTGTAGACCATTTTATTGAATCACTTCCTGAAATGGACATTCTATATAAAGGCACAAAACAAATCGATAACTATGAAAGATATATGGTTATTGCAAAATGAAAAGACTAATATACAGCATGTACATACACATTCCCCCTGACGTCATTGAGGACGAGCATGCTGAATGTCCTATAACTCGAGAAAAAACCCGGCTTACGACAGATTCAATGTTATCAAATTATGATTGGTTGTATTCTTCTCAAAAAAAATATGCTAAGCTATGTGGTGCAGATTATAAACTATATGAATATGATGATGACTATACAAAATTTAAGAATCTATATTTTTCTAAAAGACCTTACATAACCACATACAACATCTTAAATTTCTACAAGATTTGGCTTATGTATCAAAATATTCATTATGATGAAATATTGTATCTTGATTTTGATGTCATACCTATAACACATCAAAATATATTTGAGGAACTTAATTTTAAGACCGGTATACTTTGCAGGGTAAACCATGAAGGAAAAGTTACAACAAATGATGTTGACCCACAGACCGTTAGATCTCCTCGTGCCAAATGGTGGAACGCTCGTGAACTTCTACTTGATAAAGAATTTGATGGTGAAAATGACGTGTATAATACTGGAATTATAGGTGGTTCAAAAGACCAGTTACAGAAGCTAGCATACTTTGAAAACTTTGACGATAAACTTGATATGATGCATGACAAGGTAGAAGAGACATCATACCCTGATGCAATAAGATCAATGTTTGGATATGATAATGAAACTCTATTTAGTTATCTTATGCAATTAAATAATGTACAGCTTAATGAATTATCTGAGGAATGGCACTTTATTATGAATCACAAATTTTCATTTATAACCAGAAAATCCAAGATGGTACATGTAATCAACAAAGATTTTAATTATGCAAAAGATTATATTCAGCGTATGGTCTAATTTGGATCTAGCCAAATCATGGACTGGTTATAAAGATCTGATAATAAATAAACAGAGACTATATGCTCAACTTTGTGGAGCAGAGTATTACCATTTTGTAGTTGACCATGACTTTACCGACCTAATGTTTTTCAAAATACAAAAAGCAGAAGAGTTGGTGGAACAATATGATAAAGTGCTTTATCTGGATTGTGATGTTGTACCAAAGACTAATGTATCATTTTTTGATTCGCATGATTTTGATGAAGTATGTTTACACAGAACCAGAAAACCTGACTGGAAAATATATCACAAACAGATGATGTTACACGTGGAAAATATACAAGGTAATGATTTAATCTGTAATACAGGTGTTTTTGGTTTAAGTAAAAAATCATCAGACGCTCTTATGTTTTCAGATAGACTCAATGAAGCAAAAGAACTATCGGATGTTCTGAATAACGAGATATGCATCTCATATATGATAGAAAGATACAATGTTCCTTTAAAGGATATTGGAATGCAGTGGAATTTTATTTTGGATAAAAATTTTAATATACAAACTGATGCCTGTTATTTTGTGCATCACTCAAATAAAGAGTTTCAAAATGGCATATGAATCCGGAAATTATACGGGTATGATAGATCTATCAACGTTCTGTAATGCCGCGTGTCCTCAATGCCATAGGACGGATCAAGGAAACATTCAGGAAAAACAACCATGGTTACCTTTGATACAAACTAACCTGGATTTGTTCAAAAAGAGATTTTCTGTAAATCAGTTACAGATGTATAAGTCGCTGGTATTTTGTGGAACATGGGGTGATCCATTTATGGCCAAAGACATTTATGAAATTACCGAATATGTTCTAAGGTATTCTCATGCATATTTGACCATTAATACAAACGGTGCGATGAGAAATGAAGATTTTTGGTTTAACTTTGGAGCTTTGAATAACAAATACGGTCAAAGAATTAATATTGTATTTGCTATAGATGGATGCACAGAAGAACAGCATGCAAAATATAGAAGGAACACTTCTTTAAAAACCGTGTTGAGTCATATGGATGCATATATGGAATGTCCTAAATCAAGAAGCTCAGTATTTACTGTAGTATTTGAACATAATGAGAATGACCTAGATAAGATTACACAAATAGCTAAGGATCATGGTGCCTATAAACATTGCATATGTCCATCAAATAGATTTTTTAAAGGACATGAAGGAAATAAAAGAGGCAAACACCCTGACGTTTTCAAATTTTATAATGAGGGTACCATAGAGACTTTACACAGAGCTAAAAAAATTACCAGATATTACGAGGTAGAACTATGACTGATAAAAGAATATATTGTTATTTTTATGAAAGAGGTGAGCTTCAAATTAATCCAGACGGTCAGGTTTTCCCTTGCTGCTTTATTGCAAATAGTATGTTTGTATCAAAAACATTTGGTTATCCAAAGCCTGGCACCTTAAAAAGAAGAGGAGACCCGGATGATATTAAATTTCAACTTGAAGAGCCGGAATCTGTAGCCGAGTGGGTTCCTGACAGAGATTGGATCTATTCAGAATATATTGAAAATGGCGATGATCTATGTTTGGATAATCATTCTATAGATGAAATAGTAAATCATGAATGGTTCAAAAAAATAGAAAAAGCCAGAGAGAAATGGGAAACCGCACCTATTATATGCAGAGAGCACTGTACCGTTGGTGGAGGAAGAAGTGGTCATTTATCTAGAAAGAAAGCAAATGATGAATGAAATACTTTTGTAAGGCTCCTTTTACACAAATGTCAATTGATCCAGATGGAGCCGTGTTACCGTGCTGTAGATACACCAAGGCTTTAGGTTATCTAAAAGATGAGAGAATAGATGATATATGGAACAATGAAAATTATAAAAATCTTAGGTCTCAATTTCTGAATGGTGAGAAACCAAAAGAGTGTGCTGACTGCTGGCATGCCGAAGAATCAGGTGACAAAAGTTTAAGATCAACACAAAATTATTGGGCTAGACATATGAACTTTAAGAGACCTGAAGTTGATACAAGCCCGTTATATTACGAATTTAAGACCACAAATGTTTGCAATTTAAAGTGTAGGATGTGTGGACCAATTAATTCAAGTCAAATAGCAAAAGAAGAATCCAGTATTGATGTTAGAAAACATTATCTTTCAAACAAGATTATAGGTACACATCACGAACCGATTCTTAAAGATTGGCTTGACGATTGTAGATATATTTTATTTGCAGGCGGGGAACCATTTGTAAATAATGAAATTAAGACAATAGCCGATTATCTAAATGATAATGATTTACTTAAAGACATTGAAGTTTTGGTTGTCACAAACGGTACACACTATGATAAGGATTTCATTGATCAGTTTAAACAAATAAAAAAATTTCATCTTAGAATTAGTTTGGATGATATTAACGAAAGAAATAACTATCAAAGAGAAGGTTCAGACTTTAAGTTAATACAAAAAAATGTTTTAAAGTTTAAAAAAGATTTTGACGATATAATGTTTAACTGCACTGTAAATTGGTACAACATATGGGATATTGATAAATTCTTTGATTATTGTGATAAGGTTTCAATACCAGTATCTGTACAATTTGTAGAAAATCCTGCCTATTTGAATATATCAAATCTACCTCAAGAGATAAAGGAAAAAATAAACACAAAATATAAAAATTCAAAAGATGCAAGAATTAAGGTAATTCTAAATAGAATGAATATATCCGGTAAAAATGTAATTGAAAGTTTTCGAAAGCATGTTACATACTATGATCTACTTAGAAATAACAATTTTGAAATGACCTTTCCAGAATGGAGTGCGATATTAAGTAATGTACGGTGAATACACATGCAACGCTCCATTTAACAATATGTATGTCCAACTCACAGGCAAGGTGTCTCCTTGTTGGAAATCTGTTGGGTTTGGTGATACATGGAGCAAAGATAGATCGTTAATGGATATATGGAAAGGAAATGAATTTCAGAAATATAGAGACGCGTTAATTCAAGATGCCTTTATCTATAGATGTAAGGAATGTAAGACTGATATTGACAATGGTGTATATCCTTTAGCAAAAGCATACGAAAACTTTCCAGTAAATCATATGCCATCAATGATGGAAATTGAGCTTAGTAATCAATGCAATCTGGAATGCATTATGTGCAGTGGTTTTTTGAGTAGTGGTATCCGTAAAAACAGAGATAAACTTCCACCTTTACCACAGATATTTGATGATTCATTTAATGAACAAATGAAGGAGTTTATACCTCATCTTACTGAACTTAGGGTAAATGGTGGTGAGCCCTTTGCCCAGAAAATTTTATTGGATTTATTGGATGTGGTTGCAGAAATTAAGCCAGATCTTAAGGTTAATATTGCAACAAATGGAACCGTATATAATAAAAGGGTTCAATCAATATTGGATAAATGTAACATAAGCCTTAATGTTAGTATTGACAGCCTAATACCTAAAAGATACGAAGAGATAAGAATCAATGCATCATTTAATATACTTATGAAAAATTTTGAAATATTCAATAACTATCATCACAAAAATAATAAGTTAATGTCAGTTATGGTAAATCCTATGAATATGAATTGGGATGAGATGGTAGGCTATATACCTTGGGCTACCGAAAAAAAAGTGAATATATGGTACAACACTATTTTATATCCTCATCACCTTACGATAAGAAATTTGCCTGCAAAGGAAATTGGGAAAATAATTGATTACATGGAAAAAGAATTTGACGAGCTTAGTGGCCACGACCCTATGAATAATATACCTACTCTTAAAAATTTAATAGATCTTATTAAACAATGGTACCTTGATGCTTTGGCAGAAATAGATATTCCTAAGTACGATGATAGAGGAAGTTTACTACATGATAAAGGGCTTCAATAGCGCTTTTTGATTTACGTATATCTTTTTTTAATTCCTTATCTTTGGCATTTGCTATTTCCTCCCATTCAAATAACGCTAACTTGAAAAGAAAAAGCCTTTCCTTGTTCTGTTCCTCTGTTGATGTAGGCCTGGAGTCAAGTGTAAAAAAGGTTTTTACTAGAGACTCCATGGTATCTTTTGACATATTATCATAGGTCTCTTGAAGAAAATCATCTTTCACATCCATTACTTTTAAGAGCATTTGATCTCTTGTTCTCTCCAATTCTTGATTTCGAATATAGGTTCTTTCCATTAGATCATCTATGGTAACACAGCGACCAGATTCGTCAATAGGATGCTTCAAAAATTTTTCCCACTGTATATTACCTTCCGCTACATTTACAACGTGTGTTCTGTACACGTTTTCTGTTTCGGACCACCAAACAGATTCAACTATTGTTCTTGCATTATTTGTAAAATATGCATCTACAAACTTGTGTCCTTCAATCATTATGTTCTCTCCAGTTTTAATTCGTATGTATTTGCTGTGATCAGAGTACCATTAGGAAATTCTTGTGCACGATAGTCGTTCGTGGTGAAATCATATGTTTGAAAATCACCAGTTACGGTTGCGGCATCTAATACTGTATTTGTCATAGCGGTTCCTTGTGTTGTCCCAGAACCATCAACGTTATATCTTAGTGTCATTCCTGTGTATGAATAAATTGCATGTCTTATTAAAGGAGCAAAATAATCATCGAACTCTGTTTGTGTCATATGTCTTAAACCAGCAGGATTATTTGGTCCATTGTTGGTATAATCAACAACCAAAGGTCCTCTCCACCCACCACCTACAGATGATACTCCATCAATTTGATATAGCCTAAAATCTGTAAATGTGTAGATATCTTGAAAAATTTGGCCAGGTGTAACACCATCTCCAATGTTGACACGATTGTAATTAGGAATATCAGCTGCTGTATCTCTGTAGACTAAACCTAAGTTTGTTGAACCAGAAATAGAAGCAGCCGTGCTGATATAGTAAGCTCCTGCGGCAATAGCATCTGTACCATTTGCGCCAACCATTCTGGTTACAACAGGATCTATAAATGTGTCCAAAATATCCTGATAGGTCATTTCCTGAACACCATTTGATGTAGGTCTTACAGGCTTATATCTATGACCTGGATATGATATAACGGGTGATGATGGTGCAGTAACGGTTTGACTAATTTTATCATATAGTGTTGTAACAACCTGAGGTTCCTGTGTATCAGCCTCTGTTGGATAATATGTAACTGTTGGCCAACCAGCAGAGGTATTTCTTTCTGCTGCACCAGATCTATATCTTGTATCAGTCATTGATGGCGAGATATTACCATTTGATGTTACAACACTTAACTCAACAGAAGGGTCCTGAGAATAAAGATAACCAATCTGTTGTAACATCAATTCATATTCAGCCGACGTGCATTCTTTTATTCGAATGTTATTATCGGACACCATTGGTCTGTAAACTGTCATGATAAACCTTACGCAATTGTTGGATCATTGTTGGTTGATAAGAAATATCCTGCCAAAACTATTGTACCGGAATCATTCTTTACAGTAAACAACTTGGCATTATCTAGTTCAATTCTATCACTATCAATAATTAATTTTGTAACTTCCAAATTTGTTATGGATGCACTATCAATTGTGGCATATGTAATATCTGCTTGATTTGCTGTTAGTTTAATTACTGTGGCACTATCAATGCTGAGTGATGTTACCTTAAGGTTATTTACATAGGCACTATCAATTGTTAAAATTGCACCAGGTTCAACACCAATACTATCAACATTTATTGTTGCAAATCTTGCGCTATCGGCATACATTGTGCCTGTAACATATAGGTTTCTTATGGTTGCACTGTCAATTGTGGCACTGTCAGCAATAAGTTTACCTACCCGAATTCTTTTGAACTCAGCAGAGTCACCAATAAAACCTTTTACATAAAGATTACCTGTGCCACTGAAAAGTGTGGTTCCGATACTATCAAGTAAACCACCTGTATAATTTATAGCACTTACAAGATTGGAATCGGCATAGTTATTTGCAAAATCTGAATCTAAATTATCCAGATCACCTATGTAATCTGACATCAGATTGGTGTTGTTCATAAATGTGCCAATGGCATCAACTAAATCTGTTGTAACTTTACGAGTCATATTTTCCTCTATACACTATCAACATCCAACTGATAAGCAGCAAAGTAGATGGTACCAGAATCTCCCTGGCCTATTGAATCATAACCCAACGAATCCGCAATAATAAAAGGCCTTGCATACTTGAATTCCAAACCAGGGCTATCGGTCAATGTTAATATATTTATATCCGCAGTTTCAATGAAGGCAGAATCAATATGGACACCGGAATCTCCACCACTATCAGATATAAAATATGTTATATTGATCTTGTTAAGAACAAGTGCACTGTCAATCACACCGACCTGATATCGCCATCTTAAACTTTTAAAGAAAACAGTAGCTGTACTATCAAGTGCTGTTAGGCTAGTGATAAAACCACTATCAGTAATTGTAAGTTGACCAAACGTAGCGCTGTCCGGATATTCACGAAGGTTTAATACATTTAATTCTCTAAATTTTGCTGAATCTGCAGTAAAGTCAAATCCGGCAGTTCCGGGTGAATCACCATACCATGTAGGGTCAGTCGGACCCAAGGTCATTGCAGAGTCATAATTCCAAAGTTGATTGACACGAATTAGATCCAGATCACCAGAATCAACAAATAACTTCATTGAGACTTGTCTTGTGGAGGATGATGTCCCACCAAGTAATGAATTGTAGATATCTGTGGCTTCTCGGCCAAGATAATCTACAGCACTGACAAGATTTGAATCCTTATCAATTGGATAACCATCTAAAGACCAAGTATTACCAGGTTGAAATGTTGTGTCTAGGTCATCCAGATCACCCATGTAATCAGACAAGGTATTAACCTTGTTGTACCAGGAATCAATTAAATCTGAATCAGTGACTAGAATCGTACGTGCCATTATAATTTCTCTAAGATTTGTTTCATCATGTCTTTGAGTTCAGACACGTCGTTCTTCAACTCTTCAACCTCTTTTTCTTTTTCCTTGCGTAACCTCTTACGTTCACGTGCAGCCTCAATTTCACTTTTATTAGTATTCAATATAACACCATTTTCTGTCTTTACTAAACCGCTATAACCTTCAATTTTCTTATAATTCATTATACACTCAATGCAATTGCCCTTAAATCTTTAAATTGTGGTACCTTGGCACTATTTGTGCTATTCATAACTATCTTAAGTTGGAATTGTGTAAACGCTGATAGAACACCGCCTTGTCCACCAACCAGGTATTCATATTCTCTAAACACCTTTGGATTTTCGTCCGTAGGTAATATTTTTTCTGGTTGTACGAGAGTAAAATCAACATCACCAAGATTTTCATCAGAGGTAGAGGTTCTGTAATATACATCAAATGATGTTCCTTTAGGTTTATTTGCAGATAGGAATATCTTAAGTCCTACTGCTGTTTCACCAAGTCTTATCAGTGTTGTTAGATGTCTTGCTGCAGAACTACCACCTTTGGCATTTGTCTCACTTAGGAAATTAAGTGGAACATTAAACCCTGAAGTTGATGCTGAATCTTGATTGTCAATAACATTGTCTATAAGAACCAATGATGATCTTTGTAAGTCAACCATAGGAGCCACAAATTCGCTATTGGTAAAGAAATTTAATTGCATTTGTGCTGTTTTGGCCCCAATACCAATTTCTACATCAGCAATTGAATCTGCTGCAACAACATAATTGTTTTCCAAAACATAATTATCTTTATTAAGAACTATATTTGTATATGTGCCATCTACAGTATATGGGGTCTCTGTCCCGGCAAAAGACTTACCGGTGGTACCTTTATAACCGGCAGAATAACTTGCCCCAGCTGGAACAATCATTGAAAGACTTGGATGTACTATACTGTATGGAATGTTTTGTGTTGTAATAATTCTATTTCCGCCTCCCACTTCATCAGAGTCAGCCGCAGTATTATTTTTAAATCTAAATCCTGTCCAATCAACCTCTGTAATTGTATGACTACCATTAACGTTTAATCCGCCTACATTATCAGCACCACTAATTGATACGGTATCATTTATTTGAAGGCCGTGATTATAACTGAAAACTGTTACATCACTATCGCCTCCTACAGTTTGAATCGAATTACGATTCAACAATTTGCGTGGAACAGAAGCATTGTTTAGATAAACAGTTGTAGTTTGTGTTGGATCAAATTTTGCTCTATATAAAGTAAACTTAAGATCTTGTTTTTGATCTGCAGTAAAGGTTGCACCATTCTGTGAATAGAAAAGACTACCAAGATTTGGATTAACATTTACACGATCTGATGCAGATCCAAGTATCTGTTCATCAATTTCCGAAATAAAAATTTCATATTCCGGGGTTTCTGCATATACAACAATTGCATAATCGGTATTCCCATTTAGAAAAATAGGTTCATCAAATTGAAACGTTGTTGCTGCTGAGGCATCAGTAGAGGTATTAACATTGTTATATGAAACATAAACAACTGAACCAGGCACAATTTCCGTATCGGAGGGTGAGCCATTTCTCATAGGCCTCAGATGCATAGACACAGGCAATTGTAAGTTTGCTGTAGGACTAAAGGTTGAGGCAAAATATAGATCAATCTTAGTTGCATAGTAACCTGAAGGTTCGTCAACAAAGAAAGATTGAGCTATAGGTTGTTTGCCTATCTTATATCCTAATGAATTTACAGACATTTTCTAATTCCCCCTAAGTACGATCAATTTCAACAAGTTTACCAGTCAATGCTTTATATATTCCAATAGCATATGATGGAACATAGAAAAACGTCTTACCTAATAATGCCTGCACAGATTTTTTATTTCCAACAGTTGACTGATAAAATCCTTCAGATAACCATTGAATTGTTTTATTGTGTACATGTGGAGCAATAATCTTTTTACCAAATTCCATATATCCATTTCTCCAAATTTTTGTATCAAGCTTGTCTTCAGGTTTAGCTTTCATACACCATAATACCAAACGGGTCTTTTTCATCCAATGCCAATATCCAGCATCCATCAATGCAGTCGCGACATAACAATCATACGGAGAACTGCTACTACCATCGGTAGTACCAGAACCAAAGCCGGTACCACCACCGTCGTTCCTTGCTCCCGTGCCGGCTGGATCATATGAATTTGGTGGCGTATAGCTATTAGGATCATTTCCAGCATCAAATACAGTGTCATGTTTTCCACCGCTAATGCCTACAGTATAATCATCATATGTTCCGCCAGCATTGCCCCAACTTTCTGGGTCATATCCAGCATCAAAGACCGTGTCTACCGTTTTTGTCTGTCCGCCAACTACAACCACGTGTGAAGGAGGTACCGTACGATCTTCTCCTCCACCTTGATATATAACAGGTCTATAAGTCACAATTTGATTACCTTCAACCTCAAGCACCCGTGTTGCCTTGATATCTTGATGAACGGTATCAAGATATCCTTGAGCCACGTACATTGCTCGAGCAATCGTACCACTGACACTTTCTTGATTCACTGATGTATCCATTACCTTTATTTCATGTGTTCCAGCCCTATAACGATATGTATCATTATTTGGTAATTGGAATGAAATATCAACCGCACCAGACTCATCGGTCGTTAGAGCAGTAGAACCATCAACATGTTCCGTGAGACCTCTTAAGGTATTTCCATAATCTTTTGTCGTATCACTATAGGCTACGTATGGTTCCTCTCTTACATAGTCTGACATTGCATCGCCAGCAAAGAATAAGTAGACATTTGAATTAGGTCTCAGACCACGTGCCTTGACACTAATAATTCTTGATCTAATAAATGGTAGCATTGCCACATTTAGAATTCTTTCACCAATTACCTCATCAATAACTTTATCACTTACAATTACATTAACAGTATTAGTGGTTCTTCTACCAGAAGTTTTGCTAATTGTATTAGTGGCTGCTCCAGCATAAAGATCTTCAATATCTCTACCTGCCCAATTCCAATTCCAGCTATTCCAATTATATGCACGAGTGGTATCAAGTTTCGTACCACCGTCAATAACTGTCTTGGACTGAACGTTTTTATCATGCCAATCATCAGAGGCTGGAGATAATATCATATTACCTTGATACACAGATGTTGTAAAAGGATTAATCTTTACAGCTTTTGTGGCAAAAGGTTGTGTAATTGCCTCTGTTTCTGTAAACGACATATAAACATTATCACCTCTGCGAATTGAATTTACAGAATTATCTGAATCAAATATCAAACGAATATTATCGTCAGAATATGATGGTCTTAGGATACCTTGAAAAGGATCAATTGAAGCCGCATATTGACGGGATGGTGTTGCAGATAGGGAGTGTGTTGTAAAGTTATCAGCAAAGAATCCCGACTTGGTTCTATTTACTCCAGCCGAATCAAGTACAGCATAATTATTTGTATTCATTTCAAGGAGACTTAAAGAGGTTACCTCTTCAAGATTATTAATTCTGTCCTCAATTCTACCAATGTCCCTCATTGTATAACGTTTATGTTCTATTTTTCTGGTTGAAACATCTAGAGAGTTAATGGTATTACCACCTAGGGTAAAGTTATAGAGAGGAAGTTCTCCGATTGCTGGGCCTGGAGGTACTGGATTAAAGTTGGGCTGACCAATATTAACGGTGAAGTTACCATCCTTATTAATTGCCAACTTATAGGCACGAGGTAAATAATACGTGTTATCCGATTGTGCTAACTCATTAGGCGCTGGCATTGGTGATACATCAGCAGTTGCAAATGATGTTCTTGTATTTTTAACTGATCTAAAGTCTAATACATCTCTAAGGTTAACTCTACGTCCATTAGGGAAAACAAAGTTAGGAATTGCTCCATAATCAACAACTCCAGTATATGAATTAATAGCAAAAAAGTTACCATTACCATGATTGAAATGGTCAAACTTTACATATACATTACCACTGGGTGCCGTTTGACCTGGCTGCAATATCATTTTTCCTATGTCATAGAAACCAGGTCTCTGACCGTTATCTAGACGAAATCTTGGGAAGAGATCAATGCCATCGGAATCATCCGTTCTGATTCTTTTCACGGTGTAGATATCTGCTTGACCTAAATCAATAATTTGATTTCCATCACTATCAGTCGTGATGGTTGTTGTTACGGTTGCATTTTGTACAAGTGTTTTAGATCTTACAACAGGTGATGAAATTGTTGCATAAACATATGCGGTTATTGGTGCACTTGATGGAAGACCTGTAATTGTGGTTGAACTTGAACCGGTAGTTAAACCACCAAGTGAACCATTACTTAATTTACCACCATTGGCCGCGTCTGTAAAGAACATCCAGTCATTTGAGTTACTTAGTGCATAGGAAGATGGAATTGAAACTGTAAAGTTACCTGCCCCATCAGATGTACCACTTCTTGAAAATTGAACTTCCAGAGATTGTGGATCAATAGCTCTTGGCCTTCTATATGGTAATGGATATATTAAACTTGTATTAAGAGGATCTTCTAATATTGTATTTGTACCGGTCTGAAGTGGATTAAAGAAATTATCAGAGTCAAGACCAATTGACTTAACATTTCTAAAAGATTTACCAGCATCCATTTTGATATCAAATAAGTGATATCTCATATTTTCGCCATTCTCGTGGACACCTCTTACACGACCATAACCAATCCTGGAACCACCAAAGTCCTTGGCATCCATAAGATTTTGTCTTGGATAATTTTCAAGTGATGGCCCACCAATAGCTGAATCGGCCAATACATCAACATAGTTACCATAATCAATTGCTGTAAATTCACCTTCATTTTCAATAGTGGTGGTTGGTTTTGCAATCCGGATATCTGATGGAGCAAGTCTTGCTGCTCTGTAACCATCAACAACAGCAATACCATCACTGATCTTAGCAACAAGGTGTGTATCCTGTGAATCTCCAACAAACTGTAATCTAAATGGTTTAACAAGATAGTTACCAGAATTTTCATGTATTCTTTTTGCTATAAGATCTCTTGGAATATTATATTGCAAATCCTGCTGTGTTTTAACTGCAGAAAATATGGCACCATTTTTTATTGTTGCAACGTGAATAAAGTTTTCATTTGCTGCCAATGATGCTCTATCTGTAAGGTAAAGTTTTATTCTATATCTGTGAGCACCAGGAGCAGTAAGATTTGGATTTGCTGTTGAATTATCATAAAGAGATACATCATCATTTTCGCTTACAACATCCTGTACAATCTTAAACCCAACATCACTATTTGGTGCGTCACTATATTTTGAAATAATATACGCTTGAGGCTCAGTATATACAAAAAATCCTTGTGTAAAATAAATGCTTTCGCCAACAGTAACACGTGCACCACGCCCCACGGCCGGATTGATTGATGTATTAGTAATCTGTACTATTCGGCCGGAACCTAGGCTTTCACCAGGTGTAAATCTAGGAGTTGTTACACCAGAAATTATAGAAGTGGTGTTTACATACCGAACATAGTATGTTACCGGATCACCACTGGCCGCAGCAACAATTTCCAAGATCTCTGCACGAATGCCTGATGTGGCACCTGTAATTATATCACCCACATTTGCTGCTGTTGATGTTGAAGTTCCATCAAGCTTTACAAATTCATATGCAGCATCAAGGGCAAACCCACCAGCTTTTACAACAGCACCTTCCTTGAATATATTGTTACCAAATCTTTCAATCTGTTTATTGATAATTGTTTGCATCTGTGTAAGTTCACGAGACTGCAATACCTTACCGCCATTAAACAGGATACGATAAAATCCAGCACTGTCACTGTAATCATCTCTATACTGTGTATCAAATAGGGTGTCTGTATAAGTAGTAGCCATAATTCAACCTTTAAAATTGAAGAATAATTTTGATATCTTCGGCCTGTGTTAAGGACCTTGAGACAGGAGCTCTATTATCTATATAGAGAATATCCCCTGTAAGAGTATCAACATTTGGGTAAACAAGGGCTGAGTCAATCACACCGTTGCCTGTACCATTTTGTTCATCTATAATTTCCCCATCTGTGAATGATAGGAACCCAGTATCATCACTCTGATGATAGTATATTTCATTTGAATCTATATCATCAACGTATGCAACTGCACCGGATGATTGACCTTCAATGAGTTTATCTTTTGTAAATGATGTAACAACACTTGAAAGTCTCATCTTCTTTAACAGATTTGCTGTTGTGCCTGTAAACCTTGCGCCTGCTCTGTTCAATGGATTTTTATAGAGGCCTACCTGTCTGAAATCTTGTTGGACAATAAAGTCACTGTCATCACCTTCCAACATCGTGTGGAACATAATTGAAGCAGTTTTAAGATCAACACGTGCATCAGCTCCAACACCTGAATCACTGAAGGCCAACACTGCACGTGCAGTTGCCCCTGTACCACCACCACCGGTGAATGAAACATTTGCAGTTGTATATCCACTACCGTGTGCAATTGTATTTAATGCAGCGCCATCCATACGAACACGTGCAACCTGGCCAGTGGCAGAATCAATCACCGCTGTTGCACTTGCACCAGAACCGGTTGGGCTTGTGATCACAACCGATGGTGCTGATGTGTAACCAGAACCACCAGCAGTAATAATAATTGAAAGGATCTCGCCTGGAGTTGCACTATCTTGAATTTCTTTTTGTTTTAATTCAATACCAGTTGAGTTTGAATCAGTAGCACCTTGTTTTTGTACAGGCATAAAGTTTGATGACTGAAACTGGTCTTGTCTTTGTGCACTGATGGTGTATAAGAATTTCCATACATAACCATCGGCAAGTCTAAATGAATCATTGTTTGATGATGTTGGTTCAATTGTTGATGGTTGCGCAACACCAAATCTGTCGCGACCTGTTTCCAGACAAACATAAACCTGATTGTTATCTGTTTTCACATAGTAAGGCTGTGTTGGATAACCTTGAACAGTATCATCATATTGTGAATAAATTGTACCCTGTGACCAGTTATTACGAGGAACGACAAGTGATGTTCCCAGCACCCTTTTCATTGCCTGCATACCATTCCGGAAATCTGCAATTTCATCCGGATTGTTAACAGGTGTAGGCACTGTTTCAAATGAATCCCACTGTTCTGATTTTGAGATTGCTACATAATAATTTTCAGTGTTATTCTGAAACTGTTCAAAAAAGTCTCTGGCAATCTGTCGTCTGAGAGTGTCTGTAATAACTGCTGGCATTTTCTATATCCTATTAAGTACTAATTTGTGTGCCAAGTGCGATACGTTTATAGAATCCGGCATCACTATCATAAACTGCAAGGCAAGGGTTTCCTGATGCACCATCATCAACAAATATAAGTTTACCGTGTGAACCGGTTGGAACAGTGGCAACAGTATATGTATTAAGATCAACTTCCGTTGCTCTAGCCTTTACATAGTCCGAATCAACCGTAGTAGAAATATCATCTGCCTCAATTAGATTTCTCTTAATTGAGAACCAACCTTGGTCGTCATAGAAATTAAATCGATTTGAATCTTTATGATATGAGATAGAACCTTTACCTCTAAACAAAGCCTGTCCGGCAGTTGAGGTAAGACCAGCAGTATTAACTGTAGGTACTGCTAAGGTTCCTATATTATTGCTGGAATCAAATCCAAAATTAAATATTGTTTGATTTGTGTGAAGTTCAGCTGTTGGTACTTCATCGACAGTGGCAAGTTGAATAGTGTTACCGCCAAATAATAAACCGCCACCGTTATTGGATGCCCAGATTCCTGATCTCCATGGACCAGTAATAAAGCCACCACCTACAAAGAAACCATTTGATGAGTCCAGGGAAACATTGTTTGAACCTAAAGAAACGGGTTCTGAGAATGTAAAGTATGTTCCGTCAAATCCAAAGTCTGCTCCGGCAAGATGAATTGTTTTACCACTTAACCACAGGTCTTTCCACTGATAATTTGAATCACCTAAATCATATGCACTATCAACGGATGGAACAATGTTACCTGCATGTGCAGTAAGATCAGGAGCATCAACTCTGAGATTAATGTATGCAGAATCGATGAGTTGTATTACCTCAGCAGAATCAACTGAATTTGCTTGAATCAATATTAATGTACCGGCAGAGTCAAATGCTGTCCCGGTCAACAATGAGATATAGGCAGAATCAATTTCTTCTTTGATATTTGTTATCAAAGCAACAGTACCAGATTCATCTGGCAGTTTAATTGTTCTATCGGCTGTTGGATTAATTACTCCAAAAAATGTTTGGAATGCATCATCAGGGCTGTCACCCTCAAATAATATACCGCGGTCAATGAAACCAATTCCATCAACACCACCACCAGAACCACCTACCTGAACTTGTAGGGCGGCTACATCCGAGTAGAGTTCCTGGAAATTGTTGTTAATTTTGGTACCACCGGTACGAAGATCATCTCCGGTACCATCATTGCCAGTGGTTCCAATATCTATAATTTCTCTAGCCATTTCTTAACCTATAAACCATTTTTTCTATTTATAATGGAAATTTTATTTTCTAAAGTAAACACGTGCACTAAAGTTATCTAGTGTTGATGAGAACCTAATTGCAGATGCATTTGATGAATCAGCATAATCATCAAATGATTGATAGAATCCAGCCCATTCGTATACATTGTCATAATACTGTTCAACCTGAGCAATTGTAAGATTCTGGAAGTCTTGAATGTTTCTGTATACACTGTAACGATCTCTGGTTCTAAACAGTGCATGGTTACCACCAAGTTTGGACATATATCCTGGTGTGACATAACCACCGGCAACATATGGGATTGCATTTGGATTAATTTGATCACTATCAAGGCCATCAAACAGAGGTGCATATATTGCAGGAGCAATACCTAGGGCACCAACAACCTCACCTTCAGCAGAAGGTGTATATGTTGCAACACCATATACGTTTGTGATGTTGGCTCTTGGATCAGCAATTGATTCTGCTGTTCCTATCTGTACCTGACCTTTGCCTTCAATAACAACATTGGCTGCAAGATAGAAGCCGGATGGGTGTACATATTTTCTATAAAGGGATTCCCATTCATTTAAAGGTATTGCAACCTTAAGCAAAATTGAAAATACTTGCCAGAGTCTACCATTTTGCATTTTATATGCATACTGTGGTCCAAGTGGTGACGAACCTACAGTAAATAGTTGTTGTTTAGGATAGATTATCTCTACATCTTCACCAAAGAAAGCTCTAAAAAATCCATCAATTGAGTATTCGGAACCTTTGACCCTAAAGAAATTACCGAAGTTTCTTATGGCTTCCCTTGGAAATGTAAACCTACCTTGGGAAACACCTATCCCAAGACCATAGAACATGTTGTCCAGATATGAAAGCTTTGTATCCTCAATATCTCTAACAGTCTGAAGTTCCTCAATAATCCCACCAAAGTTATCAGCAGAATCCAGATGTTCATAATATGCCTCCAAAAATTCCACCAAAGATGGATAGTCAGTGGAAAAATGTTCTGGCAGAACTTCCTTGACCAAACTTTTTCTAAGGTTTGTGTCAAGTCTATTGAACGTTCTTAAGGTTTGCGCAAAGCCTGTATGAGCCATTATGTTACCTGAAGTGAAGTGGTCTGTCTATCAATTCGTGCAGTTGATGTTGATTCGTTTCTATCAAGCCTTAAAATATAGTTTCGAAGAGGTCTTACAACACTTGGACTTTCTGGTGTGGCAGATATCTTTAAGAATTGAAATGCACCTATAAACGCATCAATTCTCAGACCAACTATGTTTATGCTTCCATCAGAAGGATTGTATTGCCCAACATTATCCAAAAGAACATTTCCATCTGTGTCAACGATATGTAATCTAGTTGATTCTAGGACATTTTGTATTGTTGCAACAACTCCATTATACGTAAATGCAGTTGATCTTACAATTACATTTTCATCATCTGGAGATGCAAGTTTTGTTGGATAATATAAGTTGAATGTTTCCAATGAACCAGGATTTGGTGTGATCCTCATCTGAGTTTTCACATCCATTTTGCTTGAGAGGATGGCCTGATCTATTGCATCAATTTCTGTCAAAAGATTACTTCTTCTAAACACAGCATTAAATGTTGATAGATTATCCGAGAAATAATTTTGAATAAATGTGTTTATGGTATTTTCTGTTGTTGTTGCTGTAAACCCAGAAAGGGCCGGATCAAAATCAAACTCGGTTGTAAGTTCTAGATAAACATCAATAGGATCTGTAAATTTAGTTGTAATTGAAACAACACCAAGTCTGTCTGCAAGATTGTTTACAATGCTATTCTTTACATTTGTTTGAATTGTTGATGATGTTCCGGGAGCAAAATTCAAGCTTACATATACAGAACCATAGTCAATAGGAACATTTTGATCACCGGACCAAACATTTGCATCAATAACATCTGTATAGTTTGAAAGAATTGAACCTTTATAATCTAGTGAGGTAACCAATCTTTTTTGAGATGCATATGCAATGGGGGCAAGATATCTTACACTCTCAATGGATTGTTTGTTTGCACCTGCAGTTGATTCTGCACTTGTTACAACGTTCACTGCATATGAAACACCATTTATACTCAAGCTTGAGTTTGATGTGAAAACGTCCGCAGTATTTGCCGCTGGGCCAGCAGATGATAGGTATGTTACAACAACCTTGTTACCTGCATCCGGTTTCTTACCAAACGATAAACCATCACCAAAGTTTAGTTCATAGAATCCATTTGGTGCTTCACGGATCGTAAACACTGTTGAGTTTTCATCAATTGTTACTGCTCTTGCCAAGGGGATGTATGTCACATAATTGGATGAACTTGCAGTATCAAAAACTTGTACAGAGGCTGTAGCCGTATCAATTGTTTCATCCGGAATCACAAATATTTGTCTCTCGTCAACTTCACCAGATAGGAATGTTTTTGTTTTTTCAATACCTTCATAAACAAGAATGTCTGTTGAACCATCCGCTGTTAAAAACTGATAAAAGCCGGAACCATTATCTTTTGCAAAATAATTTTCTAGTGTTCTGAATGTATAGTTTACACCATTCACTGCCGATGTAAATGTCCAACCTTTTGGTAATTGTATCTGTGCAGGCCTTGAAGGAACCCCAGCTAAACTTACATTTAAATTAAGTATTGCATACGCAGTTGTTCTGGATCTTACCTCATATCCCAATGTTTCGGCATGGGAAACAACTGATGATCTGAGTTGCGCAGTATTCAAAAATGCTTCATTCAAGGCAAAGTTTGCAGTCAAACCATTAACGTGGGTGTTATAGGCAAGGACATCAAGGATGTTATTCAAACCATCAGCTTCAAAATCATATGTATTAAATTGTGATTTTGACTTAAAATAATTTTTAAGCCCAGTTTTAATATTCTGAAAATCAAGGTCAGTTGATTTAATTGTTGTAGCCATTTATCTGAGCCTCGCTATTGTTAATTCTATTGACACTATCTCAGTTGTATTTACAACCTGGAAAGTAACCTGTACATCCAATGAATTGTAATCTGGTGAAGGATTTATTGCAAGGTTTAAAACTCTTGCTCTTGGTTCGTAATTTGTGATTGCATCCTTTATAAGACCTGAGATATATTCTGGGTCATATTCTGTATCAAGAGCAAACAAAGCACTATTAAGGTTTGCTCCAAAATTTGGTTGAAAAGGCTTTTCATTACGACTTGTCAGAAGAAGATTTTTAACAGCCTGCTTTACTGCTGCAGCATCTGTTTTCTTAAATATCTCTCCGGATGGCCTAGGTTTAAAAGCCAAATCTATGTCTACGTGCGATACCGATCTGGATGACACGATGGACGAACTTAGATTACCATCCTCAATTGAAAAAGCCTTAGCCATAAAATCCTCTAACGTTATTAGATGTATTTATAATACTATTCTAATATTTCTACAAGCTCACCATTTGTTTGGGTATAATTATTGAACTGTGTCTCCACCTTATTATCATATACAACTGTCCACTGAGGAGTAAC